GCATGACTTTGTGTATCGGATTACCTCTGTGGGCGGACCGTATTCTGTCATACCGCATTTTGAGATTTTGGGGGCTTAGTATGGCACAAAAGACGATTCATTTCAAAAAGTATTCCATCATTAAAAATGGCGTGACCATCAAACTGGATATGAGCCGGTTTGAGAAACAGTTTGTGCAGGCGCAGTATCAGCTTGACGGGCAGGTCATGAATAGTATGGTGCCATTTATGCCCCATCTTAACGGAACATTCATACAGACTACAAGGGCAGCGAGCGCAGCGGTACAGGGCAGTGGGCAAGTATATGCGGCATTCGGGCCACAGGGACGGTATCTGTATGAGGGTAAGGTTATGGTAGATGAGGAGACTGGAAAGGGCCCCATGAAGATTCCGACTGGCCCAGGCGGTGAATATGTACTTAGATACCGCAAAGGTGCAAAACTGGTTGCGACAAATCGGCCTCTCCGTTACACAAAGACACACAATCCAGAAGTAACGGACCATTGGTTTGATGCCGCAAAGAAAAAAGATGGAAAGGGGTGGGTAGCTAATGTCAAGCAGGTTGCGGGCGGTGGTAAACGCAGCTAATCAGCCTATAGTGCTTTCAGCTGACGAGGGATATAAAACCGTTCGGGAGGCTATAAAGGTGCTTTTAAATCAGTATCCCGGTCTTTACCCAGACGAGAAGATATTGTTTGAAACTCTCGACACAGACGAAGGAATTATTTTTTCTGACAATAGCGGTGCTTTGGTGTATTCGGAAAAAAAGGATATCACCGATATGATTCACCAAAAATGTCAGTATCCGTTTTTTGTGGTTTATCGCAGCACGACCACAAAGGAACGGCTGAAGCTATCCATTCAAACCTTTCTGGATACGTTAGGCCGATGGCTTTGCCAGGAGCCGGTGGAGATTGACGGAAGTAATGTGAGACTGTCGAAGTTTCCGAAACTATCCGACGGAAGGGAAGTCAAACGGATTACGAGGGAAAATTCCTACGGCCTAGATCCCCAATCAAACGGCGTACAGGATTGGGTTCTTCCTGTAGTCGTGGAGTATACCAACGATTTTCAATTGTAAAGGAGAAATGCAATGAAATTAACAAGAGGTGCATATCGCACATTTTTAGATTCCACCTTCGGCGGCACAGGCGGCCCGGAATGGTGGAGAATCGGTAAAGATATGGAAGAAATGAATGTGGAGCTGAATCCAGATGTAAGCAGCGTAAAAAATATTTGGGATGAAACATCGGTACAGGATAATGGATACGAACCCTCGATTGAAGCGGATCCGTATTACGCAAATCCTGACGATACAATCTATCCGAAGCTGCTGGATATTGCCATGAACCGGCTTAAGGGGGACGCTTGCAAAACGAAAATCCTTGAAGTGGTTGTCGAGGATACGGACGCAACGAATCATAAAGCGTGGGTCGAAGATGTAGTCGTCAAAGCATCTTCTTATGGCGGCGATACGGCCGGTTTTGCAATCCCATTTACGGTTACGTTTGATGGGAATAGAAAAGAAGGATATGTCACGATCGAAGATGGGACACCGACGTTTAAGGAGGGAACGATCCCGGCCTCATTAAGCGAGTAATGATGGAGGTATGCGATGGGGAATCAAATTAAAATTGATGACGGCAGCGAGATTTTTGACATTGTAAATCAGCGGGGCGAATGTCTGGGACAGTTTAAATTCATTCCTTCGGATTTCGATCTCATAAAGCGCTACGAGGAAACGATAAAAGCATTTGAGGTAATGCAGGAGGAGCTGAAAGACAAGGAAGATGGAGGAATCGAATACATAAAGAAACTGGACGATCGTATGGGAAAGCAAGTGGATTATTTGTTTAATGCGCCTGTATCAGAAAGTTTCTTTTCTATTACCAGTCCATTCACGATCTTAAAAAACGGGCAGTTTTTTGTAGAGAATGTGATTGATGCGATCCGCATTATCATCGAAACGAAGCGTGATGTAAAACTTAAGGCAGTGCAGAATCATGTAGAGAAATACACGGCGAAATATAAAGCAGGACCCGGCGGCTACATAGCCCCGGCAAAATAATGCCGGCATGGAGTCTCCCGGAAACGCTGGAGGTTGGTGGGACAGAATATGGAATTCGCACAGATTTCCGGGCGGTATTGGACATATTAGCGGCCTTTAATGATCCGGAGCTTCCGGAGGCTGGAAAGCTGCAGGTTATGGTTGAAATTCTGTATTTCCTTCCACCTCCGCCCGATCACCTGGAGGAGGCTATAAAAAAAGCAAATTGGTTTATCGACTGCGGGGAGGAACACAACACAAAACCAGGCCCCCGGACGATGGATTGGGAGCAGGATGCACCAATCATCTTTCCGGCTATCGAAATCCACATAAATCCATGCATTGGTGGACTTTTATGGGATATTTCCGGGAAATTGATGGAGGATTGTTTTCGCAGGTTCTGGCAATCCGGCAAAAAAGAATCAAAGGGAAAAAATTAGATAAGTGGGAGCGAGAATTCGAACAAGAAAACCGTGAGTTGGTAAGTCTGAAAATGAAATTATCAGAAGAAGAAAAGCATTTGAGAAAACGGGAACAAGAGGCGGTTGACGCGCTGTTTGGGTGAAATGGAGATGAGGTGGGGACATGCCGGCGGATGGCAGCATATTGATTGATACAGAAATACAAACTGACGGCATGCAAGCGGGCACAAAAGAAGTAGAAACGGCTGTTCGTCGCATGGCTGAATCAATAGATGATCTCGGAAAGGGAGCCGAGATCGCGATACAAAAACAGGTGGCCGCTTTTGCAAAAGCCAACAATGCCTTTGCAGCGCAGGAGCAGAAGGTGGCGGACCTCAAAAAGAAAATTGAGGAATATGGAGCAACCCGGATTCCGACAGAAGAATATAAAGAAATTCAGAAGCAAATTAGTGATACAGAGATAAAACTAAGAGCGCTGCAAAATCGACAGGAACGATTTCTTGAAACAGGCGGCCGGACTAAGAGCAGTACGTTTCAGCGGATGCAATATGATATTGATGAGCTAACAAACACGCTTGCATATGCACAAACAGAGATGGAGGATCTGAAAAACTCTGGAAAGGCGTTCACTCTTGGAAAAGATACAGAGCAATACTCTGCTATGACAGATAAGTACGTTGCTGAAACACAGAAATTACTCTACATGAATGAGACCTTGGGAGCCTCTTATACCAGGATAAAAAATGAATTTAACGAATACCAACAGCGCCTAAAGGGGGTTGATATCTCACAAAAAAAGGCAGAGAAAAGCGGAAGAAAGCTAAACAGAACATTTAAAGACACAAAAAAATCAACACATGGGGCGGGTTTAAGCTTAAAAAAACTTTTTACCTATGTATTCGGTATCCGTAGCCTATTTGCCCTGCTGAACCGACTGCGAGGCAGTTTAAAAGAAGGAATGGATAATCTTTCCCAGTATTCTGCTGATACCAATACAGCTCTATCGCTTGTGATGTCCAGTATGACACAATTAAAAAATGCGTTTGCTACCGCCTTTTCCCCTCTGGCCGAAGTTGCAGCACCTATTCTTGCACAATTTATCAGTTTGCTTTCTGAAGCGGCCACATGGGCGAGTCAGCTATTTTCAGCGCTGACTGGAAAAGAGACCTTTGTCAGGGCGGTAAAAGTTCAGCAGGATTACGCTGAAAGCCTTAAGGGCACAGCGCAGAACACAAAGGATGCGGCCAAAGAAGCCAAAAAGGCCTTAGCTCCCTTTGACGATTTGATACAAATTCAGTTTCCAAAGGATACCAGTACGAGCGATTCGGATTTGCTGCCGTCGCAGATGTTCGAAACGTTGGAAGTATCCAATGAGATGAAGCTTGCCGCCGACGATATTAAAAAGACTTTTGCGGGTCTTTTTGATCCTTTGAAGGAATCTTGGGTAGAAAACGGGCCAGCACTCTTTGACTCTGTAAAAAATATGTTTTCTGCGTTCAGAACGCTTGCAAAAGACGTCGGCGCTTCTTTTATGCAAGTATGGAATGCAGAAGGATACGGAAAAGCCATCACCGATGATCTTCTGATAACATTCTCTAATTTGGCCCAAACGGTTGCGAACCTGGTAATACAATTCGATAAAGCGTGGAAGTCAGGGGATACTGGGACAAGCATTATTCGCCATCTGGGCGATATCATACTGGAATTTACCGGACTTTTGCGAGCGGCATCAGAAAGCATAAAAAATTGGGCTGCTGATTTGGACTTTTCTCCGCTGCTTATGAGCTTTGATAGGGCGCTTGCGGCGATCCGGCCCATTGTTGGAGATATAGGAGATTTGCTTTTGTGGCTCCTGGATAGTGTCTTGCTTCCGCTCGGAAAATGGGCGCTGGAACAGCTATTCCCAGCAGCCCTCGATCTGATCGCGGCCGCCCTAACAGCGCTGCACAGCGTGATCGTGGCGCTTCAACCTTTGGGTCTGTGGCTGTGGGAAAACTTTTTGCAGCCGCTTGGGGAGTGGGCTGGAGAAAAAATAATTGAGGCGCTGGAACAAATAACGGAAAAGCTTTATGCATTTTCCGCCTGGATCGAACAAAATCAAGAGAAAGTACAGGCGGCCGCTCTCATTATTGCGGGATTTTTAGCAGCATTTGAGGCCATAACCTTTGTATCCAAAATTTCTGGAATTATAAAATCTCTTGGGACGTTTGGATCGGCGGCTGGCAAGGCAGCAAGCGCAACCGGACTGCTCGGAAGTGCATTTTCTTTTATTGCAAGTCCTGCAGGGCTTGCGACGGTAGCGATCGGCGGCATTATTGGAGCTTCGATTTATCTGATTGCCACAAATGAAGAACTGCGTGAAAAGGTGGTTGCGGCCTATGAAAATCATATCAAGCCAGCCTTGGAACGACTTGGGGCAAAATTCAAGGAGATCATGGAGGGGCCGGTTGTAGATGCGCTTAAAAGTGCAATGGAGTGCATCGAAAAATTATGGAAAGATGTGCTTGAACCGCTTTTGGAATGGATTATTGGCAATATACTTCCTGTTGCAGCCCCAATCATCGAAATGTTTGGAGATATTGTGCTGGACGTGTTTGAAGGGCTTGCAATCGTAGTTACTGGTTTTTTTGATACTTTGAGCGGGCTGATTGATTTTATTGCAGGTGTATTTACAGGCGACTGGAGAAAGGCTTGGGAAGGAGTCAAAACTATCTTTGAGGGAATTTTCGAGATGATATTAGGTGTATTGTACGGAGTTGGAAAAAGTATACTGGACTTTATCGAAGGTATTATTGATACGGCCAGAGAGGCCATAAAGGCAGTAGGAGAATTATTTAATGGATCCTCTAGTTATAAAAAATCATCTGGATATGACTACGGAAATCATAAACTTAATCATTCCTCTCGTGCTATACCCTATGCGGCTTATGCAGCGATCCCTTATAATCCCCCTATGTTAGCAACTGGAACCGTAGTGCCGCCGCGGGCCGGTATCTCGTATTTCGGGATCGGGGACAATAATAAGGAGCCAGAGGTTGTCTCCCCGCTGTCTACCATAAAGCAAGCACTCAAAGAAGCAATGGCAGAGGCGAGCGGTGGAAATGAACGGGCAATAGAGATCAAAATGTACGTTAAGGATCAGGTATTTGCGAGTGCCGTGTATCAGGCGAATAACCAGGAAAAACAGCGTGTAGGAGTAAGGTTGGTGAGCGAGAATGCCTAGA